GAACGCACCCTCGACGGCCTCGCGGCAGCACGCGCCCGGGGCCGGGTCGGCGGACGGAAACCCGCACTCAAACCCCGCCAGGTCGAGCTGGCGCAACGCATGTACGACGAACTCGGCGACGATGGCAAACGCAAGCACACCGTGCAGGACATCGCCGACGAACTCGGTGTCGCCCGCACCACCATCTACCGCTACCTGGAGACCAAGTGATCTGCCCGCCCTGCGCCACCGTCGCCGATCAGCGCGCACCCCGCGACCAGCACTGCGACGACCCCAAATGCACCTGCGGACACCGGGTCGAGCGGTACGGAACGGCCGCTGTCGGCTGACCCGCCCCCGAGTGCGCCGCGCCCCCGGAGATCCTCGCCTCCGGGGGCTGTTCCATGCCCGCCCGCGCCGCCCCGTAGCGACCCGTGAGGCCCGCATCATCCCGCCCTGCCGCCAGCCACAAGGTGCGCAATCAAAGTCAGAAGCGGAGAATCACCTACGATTCAAAGGTAGCCCGCGCGGGCAAGCAGGAGGCACCCATGGCCAACGACGGCAACATCCCACCCCCGCCCCCCAAACTCGAACAGCCCCGCAATGCCGGCAACCACATGTTCATGTCGCCCCGCAACCAGGACGGACGCGACGCATGGGCCGCCGACCGCTGGGCCGACGGCTGGTACCTCAAAGACATCGCCGCCGCCCTCGACGTCTCCATGTCCAACGCCCACGCCGCCATCGAACGCGCCATGGCCGCCTCCCGCGAAGCGAAAATCAACGCCGGGGAACGGGGCAGGACAGTCCAGCGGGTACGCCTGGAACGCGCCCACGAGGCGGCCATGAGGGTGCTGGAGGCCGAGCACATCACCGTCTCCAACGGGCGCGTCGTCGCCCTCGACGGCACGCCCGTGCCCGATCACGATCCTGTCCTGCGCGCCATCGATCGCATTGTGAAGGTCTCCGAGTCCCTGCGCCGCCTCGACGGCCTCGACCAGCCCGTCAAGGTCGACGCGACCATCACCGAGGTCACGCAGCAGGACGTGGAGCTACGGGAGATGGTCAACGAGTTCCGCGCCAGGAACAGCACCACCGAGCAGCAGCTCCGCGCGCGGCGGGAGGGCCCGGAGTGACCACCGCTGTCCAGGCGGCGCGGATCACCGACCCCTACGACGAGCGCGCCACCGCCGAGACCTTCGACCTCGCCGCCTGGGTCGACGCCATCGACCCGCGCCTCCTGACCGGCGCCCCCCGCTACCGGGACGCCCGCATCGAAGCGACCCGTCTCGACCCGCTGCTGTTCGCTGTCCTGTACTGCCTGCGACACCTCCGCGGACCCGACGGCTCCATCAGCTTCGCCGACGCCCACCTGGAATGGGTGCGCCATGTCCGCCAGTGGGCCGTCCCGCCGACGGTCCCGATGGAGCAGCGTGACGCTCTCCTGGCGCCCCGCGACACGGGCAAGTCCACGTGGTGGCTGTTGCTGTTGCCCCTGTGGGCTGCGGCCCATGGCCACAAGCGGTTCGCGGCGGTGTTCGCCGACTCGGGTCCCCAGGCCGAGATGCACCTGGCCACGTTCCGCCGCGAGACCGACGAGAACGAGGCGCTCCGCCGCGACTTCCCCGACCTGTGCGCCGCTGGCCGGCGCCCCTCTGGCGTGGCGCAGTCGGACGCCAAGCACATGGTGATCCGCCGCAGCGGGTTCGTGTTCGCCGCGAAGGGCGTGGACGCATCCAGCCTGGGCATGAAGGTCGGCGAGCGCCGCCCCGACCTGCTGCTGTTGGACGATGTGGAGCCGGACGAGTCGTCGTACTCGGCCTACCAGGCGGGGAAGCGGCTGACGACGCTGCGGGACGCGATCCTGCCGCTGAACATCTACGCCAGCGTCGTCCTGACCGGCACCGTCACCATGCCCGGGTCGATCACGCACCAGCTCGTGAAGCACGGCCGCGGCGAGCGCTCCGACGCCAACGCGTGGGTGGGCGAGGACCGGTTCCGGGTCCACCACCACCTGCCGATCGTCGAGACCGCAGACGGCACGGAGCGGTCGATGTGGCCGCAGAAGTGGCCGATCGGCTTCCTGCTCGCCATACGCCACACCAGGTCGTTCCGAAAGAACTACCTGAACGACCCGATGGCGATGGACTCGGACTACTGGTCCGAGGCCGACTTCACCTACGGCACGTTCACCACCGCGCGCACATACCTGTCCGTGGACGGGGCGGTCACCGTCAAGAAGACCAGCGACTTCACCGGGTTGTCCGTCGTCAGCTATGCCCCGCCCGTTGCTGCGCGGTCGGGTCGCCCAGCCTCGCCCGCACGGTGCCTGGTGAAGTTTGCGCAGGCCGTGAAGCTCAAGGGGCGCCCATTGCGGGCCCGGGTGCTGCAGATCCTGGAGTCGTTTCCGGAGGTCGGGGCGATCCTGGTGGAGGGGAACCAGGGGCAGGACCTGTGGGAGGACGTGTTCCACGGTCTGCCGGCGAAGGTGGTCATCTTCTCCAACTCGTTGCCGAAGGAGGTGCGGGCGGAGAAGCTGCTGAATCAGTACCAGCTGATCCCGTCGCGCGTGGTGCACACGGAGCCGCTGCCCGCCCTGGAGGAGCAGATGGTGGCCTTCCCGAAGGCACCCAACGACGACCTCGTGGACTCGGTTGGCAACGCGGTGCTGCGGTTCCTGAAGCCTGCGCCGCGGAAGAAGGCGGCAGTCCGGTCAGTAAGCCCCCGCTAGCGCCCACCCTCCTTGCGTTCATTGGCTCCATCGGCTCATTTGCGGCACCCTTGCGCATAGATTGGTTCCATTACCTTTGATTCACAGGCACGGAGGGGTGTTCGATGGCAGGTACGGCGGACCTGATCGACGCCTACGCCGAGCTGCGTGCGGCGCGGCCGAAGTACGCGCGGGCCGAAGCGTTCTACGACGGTGACGTCGAGGAACTGTTCGCGTCCGACAAGGTCGCCAAGATGCTGGCCAAGTCCAATCTCAACGAGCTGGACAACATCAACTTCGCGCGGATCCCGGTGGACGCGGTCGCCAACAAGCTGCACATCACCTCCGTGTCCACAGGTGACGACGACGCCGACGCCGAGATCGAGGAACTGATCCGGCGCAACGAGCTGGAGGAGGAGGGCCCGGCGCTGCACGTGCGGGCCGGCTCTCAAGGCGATGCCTACCTGATGGTGTGGCCGGAGATGCAGCCCGGCGAGGACGGCGCCACGTCCGTGACCGGCGTGAACATGTTCGTCAACGGGGCGTCGACGGTGCGGGTCATCTACGACGAGGAGAACCCGCTCCGGAAGCGGTACGCGATCAAGGCGTGGACGGTGGGCTCGGGCAAGGAGCGGGTTGTCCGCGCGGACCTGTACTACCCGGACCGGATCGAGCGCTGGCTGTGGTCGGAGAGGGACAAGGACTGGGAGCCGTGGTCCGGCGACGGCCAAGATGCCGAGCTTCCGAACCCCTACGGCGAGGTCCCGTTCTTCCACTTCCGCACGACACGGCCCTACGGGCGCCCGGACCACTACGCGGCGTTCGGCCCGCAATCCCTCATCAACAAGATCGTCGTGTCGCACGCGGCGACCATCGACTACCAGTCCCTTCCGCAGCGCTACGGGCTCATCGACCCGGCCGTCGACCAGTCCGGACAGCAGTCCGACTTCGACCCGGACAACCCCGAGGACGCGGAAGCAGATCCCCAGTCAGCGCTGAACCCCTCGCAGCTCCGCAACGACCCCGGCGAACTGTGGATGCTCCAGGGCCTGAAGGGCGTGGGCCAGTTCGAGGCCGCGCAGCCCGACGTGTACCTCAAACCCCTGGACCGGTACATCAAGGCGATGTCGCAGGTCACCGACACCCCGTTCGCTTTGTTCGACTCCACCGGCGATGCCATCAGTGGCGAGGCGCGCAGCGAGGCGAAAGCCCCGCTCACGGCCAAGGTGGAGGCGCGGCAGCGTAGCTTCGGCGCGACATGGGCTGCGGCTTACGCGTTCGCGCTGCAGCTTCTCGGCTACGACGACATGGCCGTCAAAATCCAGTGGAAGCCTGCCGACCAGGTCACCACCGCCGAGGGGTGGGCCACCGTCCAGGCGAAGATCGACGCGGGGGTGCCGCGCGAGCAGGCTCTCGTCGAAGCCGGATACCCGCCGGAGATCGTCAGGGCGTGGCTCGCCAACCTCGACGACGACGCCGAACTCAGGCGCCGCGTCGACCTCCTCACCTCCCTCGGCGCCGCGGTCCAGTCCCTCGGCACCGGCGTGCAACTCGGCTCCGTCACCGACGAACAGGTCGCCGTCCTCCTCGACGCGATGCTCGGGGCCGCGGCGAACCTCGGGCAGCCGGAGCTGACCCGGTGACCCCGCAGCAGATGGCAGCACTCGCCGAGCAACAGGCAGCAGAGACCCGCCGCATGGAAGACGAGGCCGCCGAAGAGGCGGACGGCGGAGCGGAGGAAGCCCTCGCCGCGGTCCTCGCCGGAGCGCTGGCCGAATGGATCGCGGCGTTCGGATCGCTCCAGGCCGCCGGTACGGGCGCGGCGCTGGCCGGCTATCTGGCGCGGGTGCGCCGCGACGCCGACCGGGTGGTGCAGGGCCTGGGACCGCGGGCATCTCGCGCCGCGCGGGGCGCCCTCGATGGTGCGGCGCAACTCGGCGCCCGGCAGGCGCTGACGTTCGCACAGCGAGCCGGCGGAGTGCGGGGCCGGCCGCTGCGCGCGGCGGTCCCGGATGATGCCGTGGTGGCTGCCCGGGCGATCGCGGGTGCGGTGGCGGAGCAGATGCGCCTCGCGGCCCGGCTGCTGTCCCCGGCGATGGTGCGCCTGTCGGGCTGGCGGGGCGTGGTCGCCGGTGTGGCCGCCGCCAAGCGCACGGCAAGCGTGGTGCGCTCCGCGATCACCTGGTGCGTCCACCGCGCCGTCAACAGTGGCGCCGGGCAGGCCATTGCGGCGCTGCACCTGGAACGCCTGTGGGTCGCCGAACCCGACGCGTGCGTGCGGTGTGTCGCCTACGCGGGGCGCGTCGCCGATCCCGACGGGATGTTTCCCGGTGGGCTCGCCGCCGATCCGGTCGCCCGCGACCTCGGGGCGGCCCGTATCGACGGGCCGCCCCGGCATGTCGGCTGCCGCTGCCGGGTCGTCCCGTGGCGCGACGTCTGGACACCGCCCGGCTCGCCGACCCTCCCGGACCTGCTGCGCGACCGCGCGCTGCGCAGCATCGCCACCGGCGCGGCCCGCCCGTCCGAATCCCGAGCCGCACGGCTCCGCGCAGCCCGTGTGCTGCTCGCCCAGCCCGGCGTACCCACCACCGTCCGGCGACAGGCCCGCGAGGCTGTCGCCGCCGGCCGCTTCTGACCCGTGCACGACCAGGAGGACACGATGGCACCCACCGAAGAGCAGCCCGCCGCCGAGACCGAGGCGGAAGTCGAGACGGAGGAGACCCCGGCCGACGACTGGACGCCGCCCACGAAGGAGGAGTGGGAGGAGCACCAGGCGAAGCTCCGCTCCGCATCCGGTGAGGCCGCCGCCCGCCGCAAGTACCTGCGGCAGCACGGCATCGACCCCAAGACCGGCCAGAAAGTCAACCCGGACCCCGAGCCGGAGCCCGAGACGCCGGCCGCCAAGGACGACGAACCGCGCGGCCCGAGTCAGGCCGAGATCAAGCGGCAGATCGAGAAGGCGGCCACCGAGGCCGAACTCCGGGGCCGCCGTCAGACCCGGGCCCTCGTCACGGCTGTCAACGCCGGGTTGGCCGACTCCGGATGGAACGGGCAGCGCCTCGCATCCCTCATGAAGCTCCTCGACCTGGATGAGGTCGACATCGACGAGGACGGCGAGGTCTCCGGCCTCACCGAACAGCTCAACGAGATCAAGCGGGAGTGGCCCGAGTTCTTCAAGCGAACCCGATCCACCACGGCCAACTCGGGGGCCAGTTCTGGCCAGAACGGCGCGCCGGCGGCTAAGGTTGACGCAGCCGACAAGAAGACCCCGGAGCCCGAGCCCAAGAACTGGGCCGAAGCACTGGCCCGGAGGGCTCAGCGCGGCTAGCAGTCCGACCCCGGTAGGGGCGCACGACGGACCTTCGGGTCCGAGCAGGGATGAGCGGGACGCTCACAGGTTCGCCCAGGTAGGGCACTCCCCTTCCGGCGGGCCGTGAGCCCCTCTCCCTGAGGACTGTCGTGGCGAGTACCGACATCATCAACGACTGGATCCCGATCGAGTGGGATTCGGACGTCATCCAGCGCGTGCAGCGCGAGTCTGCGATCGAGCAGCTCGGCTACCGCGTCCCCATGAGTACCGCGACGAAGCGCATCCTGCGCTCCGCGGGCATGACCGTCACCGCGGGCACCACGTATACGGATGACGCGTCGACCAACGACTACATCACCCTCACCGCCAGGCGCCTGATCGCGAAGTTCACCGTCGACGAGGACGACCTCGCCGACGCGTCGACGATCGTCGACACGATCCGCATCAAGGGCATGGACTGGGCGATCTCCTACGCCGACTCCTTCGACAACGCGTGCATCGGCGTCTCGGCGAGTGAGAACGGCTCCACGGTGCCGTTCACCTCGGCGTACAAGTCGCTGCGGACCACCAACTCGGCCACCAGCTACACGGCGGACGACAACTACCTGACGTGGGACGACGACCTCATCGCGGTCCCCGCCACTCCGCTCGGCACCAGCCTGTACGAGAAGCTGTCGCAGGCGTTCAAGCGCGTGGAGACCGGCCAGTTCTGGTCCCAGGCCGATCAGTTCGTCATCGCGGCCCCCGGCTGGCGTGACGCGCTGCGCCTGTGCGTCGATGCGCAGGGCCGGCCCATCTTCCAGCCCGCCAGCGGTTCCACCCCCGACTCTCTGTTCGGGGCGCCGATTACCTGGTCCCGCGGCGCGAAGGTGTCCGCGACCATGCTCGGTGCCCCCGCCGGGAACGACCTGCTGCTGTTCGGCAACAAGTCGTACCTGAAGAAGGGCGAGCGGTCGCAGCCCGAGTCGCTGGTCGACTCCGCCCGCGCGCAGGACAGCGTCGACGACACCGCGGTCAAGTTCCGTGTGCGCCGCGCCTTCCAGCTCGCTCACGAGCGCGCGTTTTCCATCGTGGAACGCATCACCGACTAACAGCCGCCCCGGATCCTCCGGCGGGGCTTGGTGGGTGCCACCCCGTCGGAGCCGGAACACAGATTGGAGGTAGGTTCGTGGACTACGAGTCGATGTCGACGCCGGAGCTCCAGCTGGAGTGCAAGCGCCGCGGCCTACCCTCGGGCCGGGCCAAGGCAGACCTGACCGCGCGCCTCACGGAGCACGATCTGGCCGAAGCCGGTGCGGACGACGACTTCGCCGACACGTCCGCCGTGGAGGCCAGTCCGGACGTCGACCTGCTTCGGGACGTCGTGGTGCGCGAGGTGCTGACGGTCGACGCCCCGGAGCCGCCCGCGATGCCTGCGGGTCCCGGGCCCCTGCCGGACCCGGCGCCGGCAGAACCCGCCCCGACGACGTTCCGGTCGTCGTTCCTGGCCCGCCCGGACGGGCCGAGCGAGGCGGAGCACCTGGACTACCGGCGCCGCACCCGCGAAGCCGCCATCGCCGGGGGCCTGAGCCCGCGCGGTGACGCCCACCGGATCGAGACCGTCGACGGCCAAGAGGTGTACGAGATCAGCATCCGGCGGGTGACCTGATGGCCTGGGCCACCGCCGCTGAGACGCTCTCGTACGCCGGGATCACGCCCACGTCTGCGCAGCTCGCGCAGGCGCAGGGCGTCATCGAGCTGTTCGCCGACACCACCGTGGCAGCCTCTGATGCGGGCAACATCTCGGGGAAGAACCTGCGGCTGTTGAAGCAGGCGGTCGCCTACCAGGCGGCGTGGATCTCCCAGCATCCGGACGCGTTCAGCAGTATGGACACCACGTCGTTCTCCCAGGACCAGGTGTCGGCCACCATGGCGCACGCCAACGCGGGGATCCTCGCGCCGCTTGCGAAGCGGTGTATCGACCGCCTGTCGTGGAAGCGGATCCGCCCCCTGCGGATCGGCCGCCGTGGCGCTGGCCCGTCGATCCCGCGCACCATGAACACCACCTCCGCGGTCATGGACGACCGGGATCCGCGCTGGCAGCCGATGGGCGGCGGCTGCTGATGATCGCGCGCGCCACCACCACGTTGACCGTGTACCGCGGCACGACCACCGATGCGTTCGGCGACGAGCAGGACACGAACACCGCCGTCGCCACCGGCATCCCCGCCTCCCTCGTCGAACAGACCCGCAGCGTCAGCACCCGCGACGACCCCACGCCGCGGGTCATCCGCTACACCGTCGGCCGCGTCACGGCCGGTACCGACATCGCCGACCAAGACAGGGTCAGGGACGAGCGCACGGGTGCCGTGTACATCGTCGAGGCCGTGTCCTCCATGAACTCCGCGGCCGTCGCAGCTGACCTCCGGCTCGACCTGCGGCGTACCACCTAGTACGGGGCCACCGGCCCGGGGAGACCGGGCGGCCCACGGATCCGACTGCACCCGGAGAGGGGGCGGCCATGGCAGCACGCGCGACACGCATCGACCCGTCCGCCCGGACGCACGTCGATGCGGCCATCAACGACTGGCTCGGGCAGCTCGGCGATGACATCCTCGCCGACGCCCGCCTGTTCGTGCGCGTCCGCACCGGCCGCCTCCGCGACTCGCTGCGCCGCGAGGTCCACTCCAAGGTGCTGCGCGTTGGGTCCCTGGACTGCAACTACTCCACCGATGTGGAGATGGGCACGGCCCCGCATATCATCCGGCCGCGCAACAAGAAGGCCCTGTACTGGCCGGGCGCCCTGCACCCGGTCGCGAGCGTCAACCACCCCGGCACGCAGCCCATGCCGTACCTGCGCCCGGCGCTCCTGCAGCGGAGGACACCTTGACGCTGACGTTGCGTGCGACAACCGAGCAGGTGGCCACGGCCTGGCTGAAGGGGGCCATCGGGGACCGGGTCGCGACGACCCTCCCGAAGGACAACAGCACGTGGGCGGCGTCCGGGTTCTGCACCCTGGTCACTGTTGGGGGCGGCGCGAACATGTACGTCCCGTTGCGGGAGCCCGTAGTGGCCGTGGACTGCTGGGCCGTCAATTCGGACAGTCAGAAGCCGCCGTGGTTCAAGGCCGCCCGTCTGGCGGAAGCGATCCAGGCCGCATGTCACGCGCACGCGACCGTGCCGTCCACCGTCATCCTGGGTGGCGGGTATCCGAACGCGCAGGTGAGGACCGCGTACACGGCCTACGAGGCGCGCCGCATCCACGACGACGCGTCCTCCTACGCCCGCTACAGCCTCGGCCTGGTCCTGGGCTGGGTGGAGGTGCCCGCATGAGCCGATACGCCCTCCAGGGCGCCACGTCCCGCGACCTCCTCACCTTCGGCGGCCGGGTCTTGGTCCACGACAACCGGGCCGAGCTGGAGTTCCTGTTCGCCGGGGCTCGCGTCGTCGACTGCCCGCGCGACATCCCGCCCGGGCAGACCCTGCCCGTCCGCCACCACCCCCAGCTCGCCGCGGTCACCTGGCCGCTCGACCCCAAGGACTTCCGGTGACCCTGATCCGCACCACCATGCAGCCGCACCTTCAGGTCGAGGTCGGCGACGCCGAATACCTCGACCTGCAGCGGCAGGGCCTCCTCATCGAGGACTCCGCCCCCACGACCCCGGCGCCCGCGCCGGCCATCAAGAAGGCCGCCCCGTCGGCCACCACGAAGGAGGGCTGACCCATGGCAGTGGTTGCGACGAACTTGGTTCAGGGCCCGGCAACGATGTACACCGGGGCGTTCGGCGCCACCGAGCCGCTGGACACGGCCGTCAACGCCGTCCCCTCCGCCTCGACGTGGACGGACGTCGGCGGCACCAACGACGGCGTCAAGCTGAACATCGACCAGACGTATGCGGAACTGGAGGTCGACCAGATCGTCGACCGCGTCGGTTCCCGGCTGACGAAGCGTGATTTCACCGTCGCCACAACCCTCGCCGAACCGACGCTGACGAACCTGGCTCTCGTTCTCAACGGCGGTACCGCCGCCTCCGGCTCGGGCTACGCCAGCTTCGAGCCGTCCTTTGCGTCCTCGGCGACGCAGCCGACCTACAAGGCGCTGCTCTTCGATGGCTGGGCCCCGGGCGGTGCTTTCAACCGGCGGGCGATCGTCCGGAAGGTGCTGTCCGTGAAGGCGACGGAGCAGGCGTACACCAAGGACAAGATGACTGTTTTCGCGGTCGAGTTCGCAGGTCACTACGTGTCCAGCTCGATCGCCCCCGTGCACTGGGTGGACCAGACCTCGTAAGGCCCGAGCCCCACCGACCCCCGAAGGAGCAGCACCCATGGCACCCACCACTACGCGCGCCGCAGCCGCGAAGAAGCGCCCCG